TTGGAATCAAAACCATCGTCCGAGCGGGTTACGCCAGCCCAGAAATGCCGAAAGATGGAACGTGCATTTTTGCGGTTCGTCCATGCAAATTCAGCGTCGCAAAACAATGCAGCAGGCCCTTGCCCACACGATTTATCCCAACAGATAAACCGTCCGCCTTCGGGTAGGCGCGTCTTAAAATGGTCTGCCCCGAAGAGCACAATCGCTTTAGGTTTTACCGTGCCACAAGATTTAACCCACGGTGTTGGGTCAAATGGTTTGTCGTCGCCGACAATGGAGCATGTTTTAACCGCTGCCTTAATGCCACACGTACCACCGCCATGCTTAAACCCAATCCCATACGGCGGGTCGGACACAATCGCGTCAAATTTAAGCTCGCCCGCGTTAAGCAGCTCAAGCGAATCCCCGCAAAACAGCGTGACTCGCCCGTCACATAACACTAATTTCTTAATCTGCATCGCTTGCTCCTTCAATCAATTGCATCAATGCGCTCTCCAGCAGCGGTGCTGCCACAGCGGAAATAGCTGGACTCAGCTTCGCCAGCTTGTCTTGCACCGTCTTTTTCAGTGCCGCATCCCGCATGGCAGGCTTGCCGGGGTTGTATGCCCAGCCGGGGTCAATGCCCACCGGAACCTGTTCGACCTTGCCGGTGCGCTTATTGAGCCAGTCGCGCATTTCGATCTTCGGCTCGGCTTTATTAAGCACATCGCCACGCGGTGACACGCCCTTGTCGTAGTCTTTTTGGCTCATGGCGGTGAGCGTGCAGCGGCAGCGCCAGCCATTGGGTGGGGTGTGGGTGTCCCAGAATGGGTGATCGACCGGCAACACGAGGTTGTTCCAGGTGCGGTGCTGCTCGCGCACTTTCTCGTCGCGCTTGGTCACGTAGCGCAGGTAGGGCATGGCGCGTTTGGACTTCTCGAAACGCTCCCACTGCCCGGCAGCGCTGGCGGTGCGGGTGTTGACATCGTAGATCAGGCGCAGGCGGTTGGCATCGAAGCGCGTGCGCAGCACCTCGCCAGTCGTGGTATTAATGACCTCTTTTTCACCCCACCAGCTGTCTTTTTCCAGCAGCTCGCGCACCTGCTTTGTCCAGTCCTTGCGCGATAAATCGCCGCTCACAGATTTCACCAGGCGGTCTTGAATGGATTGGAGCAAATCGGGCGACGTCAGCCGGGAAATCGTGAAGGCGCGAGTGTGTTCGTCCTGCCACATATCGCGCCAATCGAATGTGACCTTGATGCCTTTGGCTTCCATGAACTTGACCGCCTGTTCGGGCGGCAGGCGGAATAACTGCGCAAACTCCTGCGGTGTCAGGTTTGGCGGGATATTTGGCGTGGTCGGGTTGGGGGTGACGCGGGCGGGCATGTTATTCGGCCTGTGCGGATGAATCCGCACCTACATTCACCCCAAGCGCCGCGACCAAGCGTGCGGCAAAGGCCGCCCGTGCAAGGCTTTCTTGCAGTGCATCCGGGTTTATTTTGTGCAACAGGTCGGGCAGTTGGGCGACCAGTTCTTCAGCGGTCAGGCCATCCCTCACCGCCTGATCGAACAGCGCTTGAATCGGGTCGATCATGCCTTGCATGACGGGTTCAAGCCCGTCCATTTCAGCATCAATCGCCTGGTCTATGCCGTCGCGGTCATCCATTTTTCGGGTGTCGGGCAATGGGTCGCCAGCCTTCAACGCCGCCACGCCTGTGCATCCATCACACTGGCAGCCTGTGCCGTGGGTTTGGCGGGTTAATGCGGTGACTGGTTGTCCTTGCGAGGCAACCAAAACCTTCTCGCCTGCCTTGGCTTCGGGGATATGTAGCTTATCGCGCACCCACGCTTCCGGCACGGCCACGCCAATATCGACCAGGCGCTGTAGCCCGGTTGAAAAGGTGTTGAAGTCTTCGGAATCTTCTTTCTGCTCAAACACCCAGCGCGGACAGCGCCAGTAGCTTTCTATGCCGCCGCCATTGAGTACGATCAGCGGATAGACCAGATCGCGGGTTAGCGTGCCTGCAATCTGGCGCGCATCGGCCAGCAGGATGTCGTGGCGCACATCGTCATGCAGGTTGGCAACGCCTGAACCCATGCCGGTGGCTTGGGCATCGGCGCTGGTGGTTTGGCCTAAAATCGCCTTGGACATGGCGCGTTCTGCCCATTCCATCATGGCCAAGTGCGGCGAGCCGTCGCCGCTGGCGGTGATTTTTTGCACTTCGATGCTCATATCATCGGGCATGACGGCGCGGGCATCGCGCCCCAGGGACGCGACCGCACGCATCAGCGAGCGTTTACCGTCGTCATTCGCGGCAGCGCTGTATTTGCCGATGATGATCGGCAGGCCATACACGTCAAGGAATTCAGCAAAGTCGCCCAAGCTGTAGGCCTTGTACAAAAACGGCCAAATCAGCACGCGGCCTAGCCCCATACGCCCGATATAGCCGGTCTTGGGCTTGGTGTGCTGGTGCATGATCCAGCCCATGGGGTTGAGCGGTACACCGCCACCGCCGTTATCCAGCAGCAGCTCGCGGCGGTTTTGGCTGAGCGTAAACCACGTTTGTGGGCGCGGGTGAAAACGCGGAATCCAGCCGCCTGGGGTGCGTTGCCACTCGAGTTCAATCCCCGCGAAGCCGTGCGATACGCCTTCCATCATGGCCAGAATCACATCTTCCAGATCGTCAACGGCATCGCGCAAGGTCGACTCGACGCGCTCGGCCGCGTCGGTTTCGGTGGGTGTAGCATTGGGCGGGGGTTCGATACTCCAATCCAGACCCAGCAGCGCGCCTGCACGCTTCGCCATTTCGGCGCGCATGTGCGCGTCACGGTCAAACATGTCATCAAACAACTGGCTTTGCGCCACGATATTACCCGCGTCGGCATCGCGCAGAATACCCGCTGCGCGTGATGGGGTAATGCCGTCAAGCTGCGAATCAATCATGCGGTGTTCCAGCGCGGTCACGCTGGCGGTCTGTACGTTTTTCAGTACCGTCGAATCAAAGGCGTTGCCGTATTGGTCTACCAGGCGCATTAAAACATCCTCCGCGACCCGAAGTCGTCTGTGTCTGTGGGCGGTGTGTCGCCCGTGGCGCTGGCTTGAGCATGGCGTGGCATGGCGATATAGCCTTGGCCGGAATTAAACCCGGTCACGGCGGCCATCCACAGCATGTGCAGCGCGTCCGGGCCATCGTCATGATCGGCCTTGGGAAAGTGGCGCAGTTGGTCAATCAGCGTGGTCTGGCTGGGGTGCAGGCGGATCAAGCCGTTTTTAACATGCGGCTGGAGCGATTCGATACGCAGCAGCTTGTCGGTGCTTGGCGTGACTGCACGGGCGGGGATGGGCAAGCCCCGCGCCGCGCCGCGCTTAATCAGCTCGGTGCGCAAAAACTCTTGGAACTGCACGGCCTCGACTACCCACAACAGGCAGCGGTATTCGGCGTGCAGCGCCAGCACGTCTTCAATGATTTTGTCGGGCAGGCGCTTTTTAATCTGCGCCTCGACCACATCAAGAATGCCGGTGGCGCGGTTGAAGCCACCCACCAACAAGGCCGAAGGGTCACGCCCTGCGCCTGCTTTTCCCAAGGATGGATCGACCGCGCCGTAAAAATGCCAGTCACTCAGGCGATTGACCCAGAACTGAATCACGTTGGAGAACGGTGCATTCTCCCCGGCCACGGGGTCGTTCTGGTATTCCGCATCGAAGGTATCGTGACCATCGCGTGCGCGGATCTTCATCAACGCCAATAGCGGACGGGTTGCCCAGCTCACCACTGCGCCGCGTTCAAGCTCAGTTTGATGTGCTTCAAAAAAGGCTTGTGCGGCGGCTTCTCCCGCGTTGCGCAAGGCTTCTTCCCAGCGTTCCCACAAGTCCATGCGGTCAGGCCATTGCAGCAAGGCTTTGAAACGCGCCGTGCGCCACATCGGGTTGGCCAGGGTACGGCTTAAAACGCTGTCGTAATGCAGGATGGTGCCGATATAGACCACATCGAACTTAGTGCCCGCGCCGCCGAGCGGCAGCACGGTTTTAGATAGCCACGCCTGGAGTTTGTCGCGCTGCTCCGGGTTGCGCACTTGCTCATCGTTTTCGATGTCATCCAGCACGGCAAGGTCGGGGCGATAGGGGCCATGTCGCAAGCCGCGCAGCTTCTTGCCCGAGCCTGCCACCTGCACCTTCACGTCGCCCTTGGTCACAATCGTGCCGGACTGCCACACGCGCCCCTGCCCGCAGGCTTCGGGGTAATCCATGATTAAACGCGGGTTAAATTCAAGCTCGGCCTTGATGGCTTCCAACATCGGGTAGGCTTGGTCGATGCTGTCCATGATGATGACCGGGTACTTTTTGCGCAAGGTGATGATGCACCAGAGCACAAAGAGCTGGCTGACCAGTGTGGACTTGGCTTCGCCACGCGGCGCAGCGATCGCGTCCGTCTCACTTTTATCGCTGTTGGCAATCTCGGGCAGGCGCGCAAACAGGTAATCGTGCAGCTTCGAGCGGTGCGGGCTGCGGATGTAGTGCGGGAAATAGGTCTGGGTGAAGTAGCCAAAATCATCATGCGCCAAGGCACGACGCACGCCAATGGCGATAGGGTCAGGGTCAAAGCCCGTCACCTCGGCCTCGATACGCTGTCTAAGCTGATTAGCGTAAGCTGAAAGGTCGTTTCTCGCCTCTTTAGCAGTGAGTTTTTTAGCGTTGGCCATGCGCCCATTCTTCCACGGTGGTTAGCATTTCGTTGGCCATTTTTGGATGAAGCCGAATGAACAGATCGGCCATCGACTTCACCGTTTCCGTTTCTATCGCAAGCTTGTCATTTTCTTTCATCAGCCCGCGCCCGTAAGCCTTGAGCTTTGAAACCGTGTCGCCAAGGGATGCCAATGCCTTAACTGCATCTACTGGGTCTTGTATTTCATCCACTCGATCTATAATTGCTTCGCATTTAATTAACCCATTAACCATTACGCGAGCAAGGGCATTATCCATCCCTCCACCGGCCAAAATTAGCGATAGGTTGCGTGACTTGTCCCAGTCTTGGCCTTCTAATAGTTCTTCAGACTTCCAGAGGAGTGCCTTCGTATGCGGTACGCCAGCCTTGGCAGCGGCAGCCTCAAGGTCAAGACCACTTAGATATGCGGCGCGTACATTCGATTTATTTCTTGACTTGTCCCAATCGTCGCCTTCGGCTTTTGCATCGGATTTCCATTTGCGTGCCGTCGGATACGGAACGCCCGCCTTGCCAGCAGCCATTTCAAGGTCAAGCCCGCTGATATACGCGTCGCGGACATTGCTGCGCATTTCGGGGGGGTGCGCCATTAGCGGCCTCCCGGAAAGGTAGCGGCACCGCGCACCACATCACGCCCGCGTTCTGTGATTTGTGCCAGGTCATTACTGTATTTAATTAAGCTCATTTCCTGCAACCACAGCAGATCGGCGTGTACCAGGTCACGCGACACGGGCAGGTTGTGTACCAGGTCAAGATCACGGGTCAGTTGCGGCAAGGTGGCGGTGAAGGTTTCCGCCAGCGCAATGCTGGCCAGCAGCGAACGGCGGCGAGTGTCAGGCGTGTTGTTCATTGGTGCGACCCCATCATTTTATTCACTACGGCGCGCAGGCTTTCGTTAATGCCTTCGACTTTGCCTTCGATACGCGCATTACTGGCCTGCACGCTATTCACTTTGTCGTAAATTCTGGACAGGTCTTCATGCGTGGGCGCGCGTCGCCCTTGTTCTTCCAGCCGTGAAACGCGCTCGGCATGGCCTTCGATGCGGTTTTCAAAGGCTTCTTCAAGTGCATCAAGTCGGCCTCGGTGGTCGTCAAATTGCGCTTTGAATTGTTCGATAATCCGGTTAATCAACATGCGCCCCAAAAATCCTACCAGGGTTAACATGCCCACGATGACGAAAATCATCACCGTCAGCAGCTCTTTAATCCCAACGGCCTGTTGCTGTGCCAGCAATACATCACCTTCCATCACATCGTCCCCCGGTTACGACGCAGTGCGTCCATGTCTCGTTGCCAATCGTCGCGGCATTCTGCATCACAAAAACGGCGGCCATCGTTCAGAGGCTCGCCGCAGTAGTGGCACTCTCCGCATGGCGGCGGACCATTGTCCTTACGGCTTTCAATTCGCTCTTGAATGCGCGCCTGTTCAAACTCGCTGGCCAAATCGTTCAAATCGCTAATCATTGCGCCGCTCCATCGGGGTTTATTCCATAATTCGGCACCGTGGCGTGCCACACAATCAGCGCGTTGAGCTGCCCGGCGGTGCGCTCGTACTGCTCCGCCCAGCTCCGACAGTGTTCGACAAGGGCAGATTCGGTAACGGTGCTAGGGGCTTCGGGGGCTGTAATAGCGAGAGCGGCGGCTTCGGTACCGGGCTCATGACTACGCGCGGTGTCGTTGAGCAGCCCGACAGTGCCACGGTTAAGGTTACAAGCACCATCAGCGCGCTGGTGGGCGGGCATGGCGGCGGAAAGTTTGGGTTTGGTGCGCGCATGGCGTGCCTCCTGTTGGGTTTTGGCGTGGATGTAGGCGGTTTCAATGGCTTCGTTCTCGCGCTGGATGCGCTGTTGCTCTTCGATCACGCGCAGCGCAGTGGCTTTTTCGCGCTCGGCGGCAGCGGCCTCGATCTTGGCAAGCTGTTCGCCACATTGCGCCCCGCGCACGCTGTAGCCTGCGTACCCCGCGCCGAATACCACCAGCAACACGACTAGCGCCATCACGGCATTGATGATTTGAGTGAGGGTCATACACCGATGCTCCGTTCGCAGTGGTTTTTATCCAGCACATTCAAAAGGCGGCATAGCCAATAGCACGGCCTGTTTCCGCCTTTTTTCGCGCATCGCCCTGCGCGTGAGCTGATTGTCTCGTCTGGGTCGCCGAACGCTAACGTGTTGCCGAGCTGGTCGATAGCGATCAGCACGTTGAGCGATGCCCGGTCGCGAAAGGCGAGCCACGTCATGGCCGCTAGGGGGAGCATGACAAACCCCAAAATCCAGACCGGCGAATATGCCAATACAAAAATGATGCTGCGCATCTTACCCCCCCATAATGGCGGCAAAAGCCGCCTTTGATTCTTCGGTTGCAATCTGGATGGCCGCGTCAATCTCCTCATGCGTAGTCGCGGCCTCAATAGCCTTTTCTGCACGCCGCTTGATGCCTAGGGCAACACCGATGATGTGTTCGACCACGCGGGCTTTGCCGATGATGCCCATGGCAAGCGTGTCCTCCGTCTCACCACCGGCGCAGATGGCGGATAGCAGCGCGTTTTGCTCTGTTGTGCTCGTGCCTGCTAACCGCGCTTGAGCTGCCGCGAGTTGTAGCGCCCAAGTGTCGCGCTCCATCTGCGTCGATCCG